TTTATGCTAGCTTGTCTTATGCGTAGAGAGCCCTACAGGGGAATCGAACCCCTACGCGCCTAAGCGCGGGTTCCCAAACTAGGGCTTTGGCTGTGTATTCGTACGTGCTAGCGCCTATACGAACGCGTCCGCTGGAAGTTGGCCGTTCTCGTCGAGAAGGCCTTGCAGACCGTCGGGCGCGCTCATCCATGCGTCCTCGATGGCTCTTCGCTTGTGTGAGTGTGCGTATGCGCTCGTAGGGAAATCACTCACGAACTCCTCCGCGTAAACGTCCAGAGCTTGTTGCTCTTCGCGGGTAGGCACGTCTGTGTGTGCGGGTTCGATGCTTGTTACTTGTTCTTCGCGTAATATGCTTATCATAGCTAGTTACCTTTCTTCGCGTAGGACATCCTACGCGTTTGTTGTTATTAGTTAGTCACTCGGGATAGCCCCGTCAGCGACCCGAGAATATACCCATGAAAACCTATGCAAGTCAAGGAAAAAAAGCTTTACCGTCGGTAAAGGGAGGCAAAGCAATCCTCTTACGCGTAAGGGAGCTAGCTTGGAGCCAAAAAAAATAATGATTGCCCGAACGCGAAACGCGTACTCAACCAAATCCGACGAGCTAGCACCGAACGCGTAGGGGGTACTCGTATATATAGTACAAACCACAGATTTTTTGCACTATTTTAAAGTATCTAAAAAGCTTATTACATCAAAAGGAATGGCTAGGCTATAAATATATATGCATGTATATCAATAACTTACAGACACACAATTATATTACATATAGCAAAGCCATAGCTTTGCCATAGCCTTGCTATAGCTTTGCCATAGCTTAGCTATAGCCTTGCCATGCATATAGAAGTAGAAGTAGAAATATAAAGAAGAAGTATATACCTAAGGTTTACTAACCTTAGATTTATACACAAAATACGCACTCAACCTTTTTTTTCTTTTACCTACCATTATTTTGAGTTTATATTAAGCCAAGTCAAAAATTATTTTTTGAAATTTTTTAACAATCAAAGGAGAAATGCATATGGCATACGAGGTTAAGGACAATACTTTTTCAATTTTTCAAAATCAGAATAAAACAAATGATAGACAACCTGATTTTACAGGTAGGGGAAAGTATAGAGGTGAAGAGATAAAGGTTGCTGGTTGGAAACAAACAGGTAAAAGTGGTACAGATTATATTTCTTTTAAAATAGAAAAAGAAGGCGAGTACGTTGCCAAAGTCTAGGGTAGCAAAAAGAAAGTATAAAAGTCCTGCTTGGACAAGAAAAGCAGGCAAAAATCCAAAAGGCGGGTTAAATGCAAAAGGTAGAGCTAGTTATAAAAAAGCTACTGGCGGAACGTTAAAAGCTCCTGTTAAATCTGGTGATAATCCAAGACGTGCTAGTTTTTTAGCTAGAATGGGAAATATGCCAGGGCCAGAAAGAGATAGTAAAGGAAAGCCAACAAGACTCTTATTATCTTTAAAAGCTTGGGGTGCTAGTTCAAAAGCTGATGCTAGGTCAAAAGCAAAAAACATAAGTAAAAGATTAAAATCAAAAAAGAAAAGGAGATAAAATGCCAAAAGGAAAAGGAACATATGGTTCAAAAGTAGGAAGACCTTCTAATAAAAAAAAGAAGGTAAAAAAAAGTAAAAAAAAGATGAAAAAGGTTAGTCGTGGCTACTAAAATAAAAGGCGTAAATGTTGATTCTTTAAATAAAAGACAAATAGGAGCTATGAAAAAGCATGCAAAACATCATACTATTAAACATATAAAAAGTATGGTCGCATCTATGAAACGCGGTAAAACATTTACTCAATCTCATGCTATTGCAATGAAAAAAGTAGGTAAATAATAAAAAAATGGCAAGTAAAACCGCTACAAAAAGAGACCCACAAAAATGGGCTAGAGCTAAAGCTAGAGCAAAAGCTAAAATGGGTGGAAAACATTCTGCAAGAGCTATGCAATTAGCTGTTAAATACTACAAAGATATGGGCGGAACATATTCTGGCAAGAAATCATCTAGCAATAGCCTAAAAAAGTGGGGTAAACAAAAATGGGGATATGTATCAAAAGGAGACTCTAAAAAGTCAAAAGCTAAACGCGGTAGATATTTACCAGAGTCTGTAAGAAAAAGTTTATCCCCATCTGAAAAATCTTCTACAAACAGAGCTAAAAGAAAAGCTAGTGCAAGTGGAAAGCCTTCAGCTAAATATAGCAAGAGAATAAGAAGGAAAGTTCGCCGAGCTACCCGATGAAAGTCAAATGCCGAGGTGTCGAATTTGATGTCTTAACAATTGATGAAGCTAGGAAAAAAAAGATTACGCCTGTAAATAATTGGAAAGACGCAAAAGAAGGAGAATGGATACAAACATTTGATGGTAAAATTCTTCAATGTACAGGTAGAAGAATAGAAAACCCTTCTAATACAAAAAAGAAATATACTTTTATAAGAACAGGGTACGGCGAACGCGGTACTCATAAAAAACATTACTATGCTCAAAAGCAAAAAGACTACGATAGAGATAGTTATTACTTTGGCAAAGAATTAGTTAAAGATGTTAAGCCTACAGTTAAGCAGAGAACGTTTGTTGATTTTTTATTTTTAAATGGGATTACAAATAAACTAGGTATGTGGAATGCTGAGTCTATAATTTTAGCGTATCAATCTGTTTATAAAGATAATAATCCAGACCAAGCCTTACGAAGAGGCTTAACAATACTTAAAAGAAAACATATAAGGGAATATATTGCAATGAATATGAGAGATAAACTAAGCGCAATGGGTTTAGACGATGATTATGTAGCAAGTAAGTACAGAGATATGATTGAAAATTCAGAAACACCTCATGCAACCAAGTTGAACGCCTTGAACAGAGTAAGTGATATGCTAGGTCACATGGTAAAAGAAAAGAAGGAAGAACACATAGAAGGTGTGTTCGCTCTTTCTGATGGAGATGTTAAAAAATTAGCATCTGTAAGACAAAAAATAGCAGAGACAACATATGGCCCTAAAAAAAGAAGTAAAAACCAAAGGCTACACGAGTCAGCCTCGGTTAAAGAGTAAAGAAGTAGACACTACTCAACCTGCGGTAATAAATATCAATGATGAAATTTTTACTATTGATGGCTCTGTCGCTAAGTATATATTAAGTTTACTAGAACAAATTGATATAATGGAATCAATGTTTGGAGATTATGGCGAAAGTTAATAAAAATATTAAACATTTGTCTGATAAAGAAAGATTACAAATGCTAAAATCTATGTATTTAGATATTTTTACGTTTGCAGAGGTATTATTCGGCGACCCAGAAAATTCAATGCATTATCATTGTCGCTCCAAATCGCCCGATTTTCATAGGGAAATTGCAAAAACCTTAATAGATATGCATGCTGGCGATAAACTAGCCGTAGTAGCGCCAAGAGACCACGCAAAATCAACATTTATTAACCTTATTTACCCTTTACATAGAATTTTATTTGGAGAAGAGCGTTTTTTACTTCTTATTTCAGAATCTGAAATGCAATCTAAGTATAATTTAGAAGCAATAGGCAATGAAATAGAATTTAATCCTAAACTTAAATATTTTTTTGGAGATAGACGTGGCCCGATTTGGGGTAAAGAAGAAAAAGAAATAATTGGCGGGTATGATAAGAATGGAAAATCAAATATTATGTGTAAATGCCTTATTCGTGGTACAGGTCAAAAAGTAAGAGGTTTAAAATATGGCGCATATAGACCAACTTTAACAATAATTGATGATGGAGAGGGTGAAGCAAATAGTACTACCCCTACAGCTAGAGATAAATTTCGGCGTTGGTTAAATGGTGCAGTAATTCCTGGGTCTGGTGACGCTAAACTTGTATTTATAGGAACTATAGTAGATACAGATTCGTATCTTAATAGAATAGCAGGGCCATTATCATATGATAAGCATGGTAAATATAAGGTCAAGGGTTGGAGGTCACTATTTTTTCAAGCCATACCTCAACACCTTCCTAAAGGTAGATTTGGAACTTCTGGAAATGAATTTTTAGATAAAAAAGGAAATGTAAAAGTTTTATGGCCAGAACGAAGACCATATAATTGGTTAATATCTGAAAGAGATAGATTGCAATCAGAAGGGGATATAGGTTATTTTTATCAAGAGTATCAAAATATACCGTTAGATGATAGTTTTAGAGTATTTAAAGAAAAAGATATGCGATATTGGGATGGTAGGTATATATACGAAGATGGTCAAAGTTTTATTTTGAGAACGGATGATGGTAGAAGAAATAAATTACCTGTGAATACATTTATGGGGGTTGACCCTGCGTCTAGTGAAAATGTAAAAGCAGATTACACAGTAGCTATGGTAATAGCTGTAGATAAAGAATATAATATTTATATATTAGATTATTTTAGAGGTCAAGTTTCTCCAATGGATGGTGCTGATAAATTATTTGAGCTAGCAGACCAATATCATCCAAAAGATATTAAGATTGAGGAAACTGGTCATGTCATGTTGGCAGATTACGTAAGAAGACATTCAAAAGAAACAGGAAGATTTTATAATATTAATACCAGAAAAGCTATTAAAGCAAAATATTATAGAATAAAACAAATGCAACCTTATTTTGCATCTCATGCAGTATTTTTAAAAGATGAGCATTCTGAGTTAGAGTCAGAATTATTGAACTTTAAAGAACATGGAACGTTTAAGAAGGATACTTTAGATGCGCTAAGATGGGCAATAGACGATGTATGGGTTCCGAATGTATCTCAAAATAAATTAGGAGAATGGGTTGCTCCAGACCCAATTATGCAAGTTGATTGGGAAACAGGGCAAGTATTTAATCCTTCTGATTTTGTTGAAGCCTAATGGGAAACTTTGATATTGATTTAGACTTTGGTAAAGTTTATGAAGAGAAGATAAGAGAACTTTTTGAAGGAGATGGCTCTATAGAAGTAAAAACAGAAAGAGATATATGGGCTGATACAGGTAATGTTGCTATTGAAATAAAATCTAGGGGTAAGCCTTCTGGTATATCTACAACAGAAGCGAAATGGTGGATTCATAATTTTACTATAGAAGGTGATATGAAGTTTTCTATGATATTTAAAGTTGATAAACTTAGAAAAGCAATAAAGCATATGTATGCTAATGAACTTGCTAGCATAGTAACAGGCGGAGATAATAATACAAGCGAGCTTGTTTTAGCGCCAATAAGTACATTAATTTTGTTAAATAAAAAATTTTGATTAATATATTATATATTGTATTATTAAATGAAGTTTTATGATAAATCTAAATAAGCTTAAATTAAAAGATATATCTGCTGAGCAAATTCGTTCAGAATATTTACATTACGAAAGCTCATCAAGTGAGTATCGTTATCAGATGGCTGAAGACCATGAATTTTTTCTTGGTTCACAACTTACTAAAAATCAAAAAAATTATTTATTAAGTGTTGGACAGCCTCCAGAAGCAAATAACAAGATAAGACCTGCGGTTGAGCAAGTTTTAGCTAATATTGCTTCTACTGCTCCAGAATGGGATGTTCATTCTGTTGGCAAAACAGACAATGATGTTGCTTATGTGTTTAATCAGTTATTAGATAAAATTTGGTACGATTCTGATGCTGATGTTCATTTTAGGCAAACTTGTAAAGATTTTATTGTAAAAGGTATTGCTTATATGTATATATATCCAGACTATCAAGGTGATGGTGGTCTTGGTACAATAAAAGTAAAAAGAATGCCACCAGAGTCAATATTTGTAGACCCAAATTCTACAATGCCAGATTTTTCTGATGCTAGTTCAATTATTTATTCTGACATTCATACAAAAGAACATTTAAAGATATTATTTCCTCAGTATGCTAGCTTAATAGATGATGCTCAAGAAGAAACAGATATAAATGAAAAATCAAGTGGTAAGTATAACAGAGATTTAAAAGAGACAAGAGCTGATATATCTCAAGATGGTCAGCCTAAATGTAGAAAGTTTTGTTATTTTACAAAAGTAAGTATTCCTAAGGTTTTAATTCTAGACACAAATACAGGAATGACTCAGAGCTATAATAAAAAGCAGTATAAAGAGTTGATAAAAGATGAGCAATACGAAGAATTTTTAGAGCAGGGTATTATTACAGAGCAATTAACTTATGAAACAGGAATACGTGAAATATTTTCTGTTGGAGACACTATTTTATATGATGAAGTTCTCCCAATATCTGAGTATCCCATTGCAGTTGCATGCAATGAGCACGCTGGTAGTCCGTATCCTAGTGGAGATGTAAGGCATGCTAAAACACCTCAAAGAATGTTAAATAGAACTGAGGCTTTATTAATATCACATACTAATGCTACAACAAATTTTAAATTAGTTTATGAAGATGGTGCTATTGACGCTAGCGAGATACAAAAATGGCATATACCAAATGCAATTATAAGAGCAAATCCAGGTTCGCTAGCATCTGGTAAAATAAAAGAATTTGCACCACCATCTGTTTCTTCTCAATTATATGTTGAAAAACAAAGATATGAAGTTGATATAGAAACTGTATTTGGTGCTTATAAATTTTTACAAGGAAGTGGACAAGGTGCTCCAGGAACTGTTGGAGAAGCTCAAATTATGGATGAGTCTTCTGCTAGAAAGCAAAATTGGAAAATATTACCAATATACGATATGCTTACAAAATCTGCTAAAGTAATTACTGAGTGGATGCCTACAGTATATGACCAGCAAAGAACATTAAGAATTATAAACCCTGTTGGAGATGAATCAGAGGTTACATTGAATATGCCAGTTATAGACGATAAAACTGGCGCAGTTATGAAAATGTATGATATGCAAACTGCTAGATTTGATGTAAGAGTTGTAGTTGGCTCTACTAGGTCAAAATCTCCAATGGCAGAACTACAAAAAGATTTAACATTACTAGGTGCTGGTATATATGATAAAACTCAAGTAATTATGAACTTGAAAGGTGATATAAACAAAGCTAGCTTAATGCAGAGACAAAGTGAAATATTACAGTTGCAAACTCAGCTAGCTCAAGCACAAGAAGAACTAAAACGTATGAGGGGAGACCTTCAGACGAGAGAGCGCGAAGTCTTTCATGCTAATATGCGTGCAGAAATTAGTGAAGCTACAAAGCCTGTTTCAGAGGCTGTTAGCAAAATTAAATCTAACGCTAAGCTTGAAGAAGCTCGACAAAGGGACAAGACTCGCATGGTCGGTGAGCAATTAAGTTCCCTTTCTAACTCGGTTAACTCAGAAACAGAAGCTTCGCTAGCGAGCGGATAACTTCAAAAAAAAGGAGCATCGTAATGGCAAATGAAGACCAGAATAGTCACAATGAAGAGAAAATGAATGAAGATAACCTAATGACTGAATTACAACAGTTCAATGAAGGCTCTTCTCCAGATGTTGAAGAAGTACAAGAATCAACTGAGGAAGTTCAAGAACTTCAGAGTGATGAGAATAGTGATAAAGAACCTGAGAATGAATCACAGGTTGAGCAATGGCTAATCGATAATAAGTTCAAAAATGATGAGGAAGGCGTTCAGAAACTAGCTGACGCTTACAAACAACTCCAATCAAAGTCCGATAAAGAACGGAATGAATGGAATAGTAAACAGGAGAAGTTTGAAAAGCTAGAGCAGTTAGATAATTTTCTAGCAGATAATCCAGAAGTTGTCAAAAAGCTGTCAGAAGCAGTTGGAGATAAACAAAAAGAATATTCTGGCCCACCTCAAAAGCCCGAAGACTATGACATTCTCGATGAATCCATTGATAACTCTAGCTCTGCTAAGTGGAGAAAAGCACATGATGAATGGCTTATCAAACAAGGTGCATTTCAAGCCATGCAAGAGGTTGAAAAGTTAAAAGCTGAACTTTCACAGTCTCAAGCTTTTGATGCTGAAACCGCACAGTTGCAGAAAATGGGGTTAAGCGATACAGAAATTGTTCAATATAGACAATTTATGGCTGACCCAAATAATGTAACTCAGGAGAACTTGGTTCAAATATGGAAATCTTTATCAAATGGGAATAATCCTACTCAAGAAGTAGTTAAAGCTGAAGAGCCAAAAAAGAAGATAAAGCAAACGAGCCCCGCTTCTGTAACAGGACAAGCTCCAAAAGCTATACAGCCAGAGGAGAAAGCTATTGACAACTTTTGGAATGGGATTATGAAATACAATCGTAAATAGTGTTACAATTCAATTTGGATTGTAATGCAATAAAAAAGGAGATGCCTTATGGCAAATACGACTTACGGTAGTGGAACAGCAATGCAATTCTCAAGTGGCGAGCAAAGACAAGTCCTTGAGCTTGGTGATAAAATCCACTATTACAATCCAGATGTCACTCCCATTTTCTCTCTGTTCGGAATGAGTTCTAATCCGACTCCTGTTCCAATCTTTGAGTGGATGGAAGATGAATACATGATAAAAAAATCTGTAGTTGTTGATGTTGATTCATCAGGAACTGAGATTAAAGACGCTACAGGTTCAGCTGTTAATAACAAAGGCTCTATCATTAGATTAAACAGACAAGCTCAAATGGAAGCATTTGAAGTTGGTGGTGTTTATGATGTGTCAGTTACTGGTGGTGTTACTGCAAATGCTAGCATGTCTCAAGTATTAGTTATTGCTACTGGAGAAGCATGTAGTATAGCTTCTGGAGATGAAAGAGATATTCAAATAATCTCTGGAGATGGTAGTGATTCTGCTAATTTTGTTCATAATCAACGTTCAGCAGGTTCAGCTTTATTTTCTCAATCTTCAAGTGCAGGAACAATTAGTTTTACTTATGTTGGTAATGCTGGTGTGTTCTCAACTTTTGCAAAACCAGGACATCAAGTAGGACAAACTTCATTAGCTGATAATGAAACTGCTCCTATTGAAACTGGTTCGCAAGGTTATGCAGAAGGTAGTGCTGTAGCAAATGAGTCACGTAAAAAAGTTCGTAGGTTAAAAAACTGTACGCAAATTTTTCGTGAGCCATACACCATTACTAATACTGCTAAAGTAGCTGAGCATTATGGTGGTTCTGAGTTAGCAAGACTTCAAGCTAGAAAACTTGCTAAAATCAAAGGAGATATTGAGTGGGCTATTTTAACTAATGGCGCTTTATCTCTTGATGATAGTTCTGAAAATCCAAAGAGAAAATTTCAAGGAATTGGACTTGGCTCTAGTGATGGCTTTATTAAGTCAAATAATGGAGAAGATAATGCTAATTTAAGATTAGGTTATGGTAGTGGAACTTTAGGACAGTTTGATGCTCTTGTAGAGTATTTATTTAGCGATATGGTTTCTGGAAGTATGAGTAAAACTGTATTTGCATCAAATAAGTGGATGATTAAACTTGTTGACTTATTAAGAGATGCTGATACTGGTTTTTACGATAGTGGCGAAGAATCAAGACTTGGAATGAGAGTTCGTTCTTATCTTGGCCCTGTTGGTGAGTTAAACTTTGTACCTCATCCATACTTAAAAGGAGCATATGCAGATTACGCTATAGCAATAGATGAAGCTAACTTTGATGTAAGACCTTTAAATGGTCGTGACATGCAGTTACGCTCTGACATTGTAAAAGATGGTCGCGATGGTCAAACTGATGAATGGTTGATGGAAGTTGGTGTTGAAGCTCGTAATGAGCAAACTCATGCTATACTTAAATTAAGCGCTTAATCAGTAAGGATATACTAGGGGCATTAATTTGCCCCTAGTAGCATTATTATGAATATAACATACGGAACTAATTCAACAAGTTTTTCTAACGGAAGCTCACGTTTAAAAACAACTTTATCTAAAAAAGCTTCTAAAGTAAGAAAAAAATATAATAAGAGAAAAAAATATGCGTTATCAAGAAGCTTATGAATTAATAGATATTGGTATTGTTTCTACTGGGATAGAAATACCTATAACTGAAAGTTTAAAAATTATATATTTTGATAAAGCAGTAGAGCAAATTGCTATGCGTTCTGTTCTTAAAAAGAATATTGAAGAATTTACAACAAGTGGTAAAGAATATATCTTTAATAATGAAGATTATTCTGGTCAAGTTTATAAAGTAGAGCTAGATACTAAAGATGTTCCTTTTGTGGATGAAGCGTCTGTTATATCAAACATATCAGATGATAATATTTCTCATATAGGATATTTTTTAAAAACAGATAATTCTAAAACAGGAATTATAACCAATGTTACTCAAAGTTCAGACGCTGTTATTACAAGTGCCTCACATGGATTAACAACTAATGATTATATAATTATAAGTGAAGTAAGTGGAGCGACAGAAGCGGTAACAGGAAATGATATAATAAATGGAAGGTCTAATGTTGGAGCTATTCCTAGTAATAATCAATTTACTTTAAACCCAGCAAAAAATACTTCAAGCGGAACAAATGCTCATGCATATATTAGCGGAGGAATATGGGAATTAGATAATAAGAAAATACATCTTACTAAAACACCAGATGTAGGAAGAACATTAAAAGTTCATTATTATGCAAAACCTTTAAAAAAAGATAGTGTTAGAAGTAGAATAGATTTACCAGACCAATTAATACCTGTAGCAATACATGAAACACTTGGTCATTTTTTAAATTTATCTGGCAATTTACAATTAGGAACTGGACAGATGGGATTAGCAAAAAAAATTGAAAAAGATTATATAGAAACATCAAGAGCAAAAGAACCAATGCCTCATTTAATGCCTAATCCAATGCAAGTATTTGTTACAGATAGAAATGGGTCACCAGAAAATACAACAGGAGCAGATAACTAATGGCTAGCTTTAGAATAAGAGTAGAAGATATTATTGGTAGTGTACCGAGTCTAGGTAGTGATAGTTCTAGCGCTACTGACCAAGCTGTTACAGATGCATTAACTGATACAGCTTTAGAAATATTTAATTTACTACCAGAACAAATATTATATCCTTATTCAGTAAGAAGTAGTATCGCAACAAGTAATCCAGTTATAGATGATATAGAAAAAATAAGAATACTCGGAGCTGAAAGACAAAATGGAAACGATGCTCAGACAATAAATTTTATATCTTGTGTTTATATAGACCCTACATTGTTTTCAAAAGTTCAGCACCCAAAAAGTATTTATTTTGCAACTCAAGAATCTCCAGTATGGACTATTTTTAACAGAGATTTATATATTTTTCCAAAACCAGGCACAAGTGGCCCAACTGATGACGCAAATGGAGCGATAGCAATTACAGTAACAGCTCCGACAGTATTACAAACAGATAGTTCAATTACTGTTTTCCCAAATGAGTTAGAGCATGTAGTTGTGCTTGGTGCTTGTGCTAGATTAAAACAAAGGTTTATTTCATTTTTTAATGAAGATGAAGACCCAGAGCTTGTTCAATTACATCGAGCTCAATATCAAGAATTACAACAAAAATATAAAGAAACGCTAGCACCTTTTCTAGCACAAAGCGCAGATGGCTAAACAGATTTTAAATTTAAATGACTTTCGTGGTGGTTTAAATACTTCTGATGACCCAAGAGATATTGACATAAATGAATTTAGTCAAATAAATGGTATACGAGTAGATAAAGCTGGAAAAATATTAAAACAAGGAAGTTTAGCTACAAATCTATTTAATTCATCAGTAGTCCCATTTTTTTCTACCGATGTTCAAACTAAAGGAGCTGGTTTGTTTGCATTTAGCCATGACTATAATGGTGCAGGTGCTAGTGATTTAGAAATTTTAAAAAATGGGAATGGAACATATTTAACGTTTTGGAGCGGAGGTTCTACAGGTACAACCTATTTGCAAAGAACTTCTACTTTTGTAAAATGGAATAGTGCAAATATTGACCAAACAGGTGGAGATACACTTAGTCAATCAGCTAGTAATAGATATTCTAGAGGCGTAAATAATGCTAAATATAGACTTACTTATACAGTAGCAAACTATACGGAGGGTGCTGGAAGTGTTGCTTATACATTTAAATTAACAGGTTTTAGTTTAGCAACTCTAGACACAGTAGCTAATGGGACTTTTACAAAAGAATTTACTACTGGCTCAAATGCAACTGGACAAGCTTTTGGTATTCAATTTACAAACACAGGTAGTGCAACTATAAGTTTTAAGTTATCTAATATAAAATTAGAGTTAATAAGTGCTCAAAATATATCTGATGATTATTTAGCATTTTATAAAGGGTCTACTCAAGATGGTGGTAATAGAATATTTTTTTATTCATATAAAAATAACACTTTATCTAATTTTGATAGTTCTACAGCTTCTATTGTAAAACTTGGAGTAGGAGTCGATGAAACAGCTCATCCTCAATATCATATTGCAGATGGCAATATTAGAATATCAGATAGATTAAAAAATGAAGTAAATATATTATATTGGTATGGTTATGTAAATAGAAAAAGATGGAATAATGCTGTAACTGTAAATAGATGGGTATATACAGAAGCGAGAATAATAGCACCTACTTCAAGCAATGTAAGCACTACTTCTCCTGGAGGCCCATATAACCCAAACGAAGGTGTAATAAGTATTGCAAATCAAGGTTTTTTTGGGACTGTTGCTGATACAGGCACTTGGAATAGTCTTGGAATATCAAGCTCTACAACTTCAAATTGTAATCAAGGACAAATAATAGATAATACAAAAACATTTTCTCAGTCTTTAATAGATGAAGATTATTATGTAAGAATAACAAGTGGAACTCATAATAATAAAATTGCAAAAATTGTAAGACGTGTTGATTCTAACACTTTAATGTGCGGAAGAGATGTAGGTAGTAATTCTTTTTTTACATTAGCAAACGCAACTAATTACATAATATATAAACCATATTCTTTTTACATTTCTTTTATTTATGATAATAATCAAGAAAGTTTATTGTATAAAATTTCAGATGATATTGCTAATGTTGCAAATGCTTCTTTTTTTAGTGGAGATATAGTAGTAAAGCATAAATGGGATAGTAATTTATTATCTAGAATTACTGGTGCAAATTTTTATTATTCTGAAGGAATTACTAATTCAAATGAAGTTGAATTAGATTATTATTTTTTATTTGAATTAGATTTTAACAAAGGAATAAAAATAGTAGGAAATTCTGATTATACAAAAAGTTGGTCAACTGTTTCTTCAGAATATCAGATTAACTGTGAAATTACAAATCCTTTAAAATTAGTTACGTATGAAGATAAAAATGGTTTTAAAAATGATTCTTCACTTTTATTTGATATGCACAATTCTGGAACTGATGGAGTTGGTTATATTGATGGAGTGTATGCTAATAGAAAATTTTATATTGGTAATATTACATTAAAAAATGAAAATGGTGTTTATATAAACTATAATGATTTAATGTTAAAATCTTTGCCAAATAAATTTGATACATTTTTATTAAATGACAAAATAGAAGTAAGTGTTCAAGATGGTGATGAAATTACATGCTTAGAATCTTATGCAGATAGACTTCTTCAATATAAAAAAAATAAATTACATATAATTAATATATCTCAAGATGTAGAGTTTTTAGAAGACACACATTTGCACAAAGGTGTTATAAATGCAGAAGCTGTAGTAAAAACTGATTATGGTGTTGCTTGGGCAAATCAACATGGGTGTTTTTTATATGATGGTAATAATATTATTAATTTGTTAGAAATAAAAGGAAAAAAAGTAATAGATGCAAATCAAAGAGATTTAACAAATGGTACTGGATGGTTTAGTGATGTAGATACACCATTTTTAGGATATGAGCCACATTTAAGACAAATATTTGTTGCATTAAATCCTAGTCAATCTTCAAATAGTCCTATGTATATATATGATATCCCAAGCAAAAGTTGGTCTTTTATTTCTCATGGACTTGGAAATGATGAAAGTAATTCTGGCCCTGTTAGTAATTTTGTAAATGATAAAAACGGAGATGTTAATATCATGACTATGGGCAATGGTGGTAGTGAAAGTCAATTTATGATTTGGAATCCAGATGGTGGGGGTAGTTATGTAAACAGTAAAATATTTTCATCAAAAGATATAGATTTTGGTTTTCCTTCTGTAAGAAAAAAAGTTTATAAATTAAGATTGTCTTACAAAGGAAGTGCAAATAATGTTACTGTAAAATATAGTATAAATGGAGATACAGATACTTTACATCAATTTGAATTAGTTGATACTAATGGTAAATCTACAGGAACGGCTTCAAATAATCCTCTTGTAACTCAAAGTGATTTAACAGTTTGGCATGAAGCTGAATTAAAACCTGCTGTATCATCGCAAACTAATAATATATTTAGTTTTCAAATACATGTAGGTGGAACATTGCAATCAAATTTTTCTATTAATGATATGTCAATTATTTATAGATTAAAGAGTATAAAATAATGAGTATGACAAAACAAGAGAGAAGAACTTTTAATAAAAAACAAGAAAGACTTCAAATAAAATCTGGAGTACCTACATTAAATGAGTTAAAAGAAGGCATTCCTGTTTTGAGAAAAACATCTGAAGGCCTTGTTGAGTATGTTAGGCAAAATAGAGTTTTGTATAAAAAAGTTTTAAATAAGGTATAATTATGGCAACAATAAAAGATTTTACAGAAGCTAAAGCTAGTAACTTGCAAAGCGGTTTAGGCACACCTGCACCTTATAGTCCAGAAAGAACTCCTATTGATATAGCAAGTCTTGAAAATCTTGAAATGGATTCTGCTAGAAGCGCAGAAGAAACTGAAGCTTTATTACAATATTTAAGACAAAGACAAAAACAAGCAACTGGGGAAGATGTCGCATTTGCTAAATCTTTAAAAAGCGTTGGTGAAGCTGGTATAAAAGGATTGAAAACAAGAAGAGATTTTTTACTAGCTAGAAGAGGTGACCCATCAATTACTTTAAAAGATTTTCTTCTAAGTCCAGAAAAAAGTGCAGTAGCTATGAAATCTGGAGTTGATAGAATTGTTGCTGAAAAATCCCCTGCAATATCTCTTAAAGAAACTTTTGGACTAGATAAAGAAAGAGGTTTTCAGTTATTAAAACCAGCAGAAGAAATTTTACCAGGGGATGCAAGATTAAGTGCAGATACTAGGTCTATGAATATATTAGGTAAGCTTGATGCTAATAAAGCAACCCCAGAACAAATATCTGAAGCTATGGCTCAAGCTAGAGAAAGATTAGAAGGAACTAAAGAAACTGTTGAAATGGCTAAAGATTTAGGTGCTGGTACAGATATGCTAGGTGATGCTAGCGCAAGAGCTAGCACACCTTCTAGCTTAGATATAGCAAAAGATGTGGCAAGTATAGCTACTAAAGGAGCTACCGTTAAAAATTTAACGTCAATACTTGGTACTGGACTTAGTTTTATTAATCCAATAGCGGGATTAGGAGTAAATCTTCTTGGTACAGCATTGGGAACAAGTAAATATAATAGGTAATAATTATGGCTAAATGGCATCCAGCATCAGGTAAATTTTTTCTTTTTGAAACTCAAGGTTCTAAGCAAGCCAGAAAAGCTAGGGGTGAAATATCAGAACAAATATCTACATTAGAACAAAGACTTCCAGAGATAGAACAGTCTTTTGATGTTTTACAATCAGTTCAATCTAGAACACAGCAATTACGTGGACTATCTGAATTAGAAAATTTTTTAAATAAATCATACGATATAAGAAGACAATCAGAAGTGTCTAGGGGTAGAACAGGCTTTGCTAATGTTGGAACAATGGAAGATAAGGCAATGGAAAGATTAATAGAGCAAAGACAAAGACAAGCAGAAATGTCTGACATACAAAATCAAATGTCTAATTTAAAATTATCACAAGAAAGAACTAGAGAAGTAAGAAGTTTACAAGATTTAATATCTAGGTTAGAACTAGAAAAAACAAGTTATTAGTTGGAGAAATAGTATGGCTTATAGAGACCCAGTTTTTAATGCAAATGTTTTAACTGACCTTTTGGGTAGTTATCTTGATGTAAAAAATAAAGAACGTGAAAAGTATTATCAAGCAGAGCAAAAAAAAGACAAAGATAAAACTGTAATTAGACAAGGTGAAGATGGATTTTTATATTATATAAATCCAGGAACTAAAGAAACAAGTAGAGTTTTTGAAAATATGGAAGCAAAACCTTCTAAACCTACAAAACCAAGTTTAAAAGATATATATGATAAAAATACAGGAGAATCAAAGATAGTAAAAGAGCAAGATGGTATTCTTTATGATTTAAGTACAAATGAGACACTAACTTCAGATGAGATAAAAGATTATACATTTAAAGCCCCAACAAAGCCACCGACAGAAACTGTAGGTGATATAAAAACTGGAATTAATATATTAGATAATTCTGAAATAAAATATTTTAAAAAAGGTAAAAGTTTTTATTTATTGTCTGAAAATCCAGATACGGCAAAAGCAGATAAGCCTATGACCGCTAAAGATTGGTCTAATATACGCTTAAAAAAACCAGATGATTCTGAAGAAAAAGAATTAAAAAAAGGAATGCTTTTTTATTTAAAAGGTCAACTAAAACCAGAATATTCTAACTATGCTAAAAATTTTGGCGCTCCTAGTTGGAGAAAAGGTACTGATAATTATTTACGTATGCTTGATAAAGAAAGACAACTTATTCAGTTTAAATTTCCAAAGACTAAAATATATACCGATATAAAAACATTAAGAGAGGAAAATGAGGATTTAAATGACTTTTATAAAACTGATGAAGCTTTAAGAAATCAATTAAATTTTATGTTTGAACAATCAGTAGACGGAAAAGGTATTCCACCTTATATTTTACACGAAAATGTTTTTGGAAGAGAAAGTGATATGTTAAATTTACTTCAATCAACTACTAAGTAATGCAAGACCAAGAATATCAAAATTTAAGCATAGATGAATTTAATGCCTTATTTGCTAAACCAGATGAAGATACTTCTAATGATTTGTTGTCTGAGCCAAATATAAATACTTCTATAGAAGAAGAACCAAAAGAAGAAATTACAGAATCTAGACTTTTAAGTATAGATGAGTTTAATGCTTTTTTCCAAAACTATTCAGAAGAAAAAACTCAGCAAGATGCAGTACAACAGGTTCAGCAAGATACAATACCGCAACAACGAATTGATTTTCCGCTAGAAGAAACTGTTGCTGAATCTACTCAAGCTCAAATAAGCCCTACTCATCCTATTTCTGATGATATATTAGATTTGGATAGTAGCATTGCTTTTGCAGACCCAGAAGAGTTATTGCATTCTGAAATAGCAAAAACTGTAGAAGATTCTATGACTCCAGCTCCACAAAAAGAGGCTGTTCCTTATAAAGATGCTATAGAAACAGTAAGAAAACAATTAGATGGTTTACGCGAGCAAGGAACTTTTCAAGTAGAAAGAAATCCTTTATGGAATGTATCTGGTCAAAATACAGCTAAAATGGCAGAGCTACTAATTAGTAATCCTGCAAATGTACAAGGAGCTAGACAGAATCTTGGTATTTTTGTACCAGAATATTATACTGAGCCTTTATTAAGTGAAACTGGATTTGCAGGTAGAGCTGGAAATTCTTTTATAGAAGGTATGACTATGGGTTATACTATTCAAAGGCCAATAAGAGGCGCTTTAAGCAGAACTGAAGCTGTTGCTGATGTTGTTGGTCAATTTGCTGGTTTTTATTCTCCTTTTGCAGTTCAATTAAAAGCTGGCCAAGCTATAGTAATGGGAACAACTGCTCAAATAAAAAAAATAAAACCTGTCGCTAAATTTATTGATAATATAGTATTAAAAAATAAAAAATTAGCAAGTTTTGGAGAAGGTGCGCTAGCAAATACAGTTGGGTTTAATTTACACGCACAACTTGGAGCAGATATGGCCGACAAGTCTGTAATTGAAAGAATTAAAACTATTCCAACAAGTGCCTTTCATGCTACATTATTTAGTGGAGTAGGTTCTTTACAACAATTTGGAAAAATCTCTGCACTTACAGGCGCTTCTTCTGTGACGCTTCTTGGATTTGCAATGGGGCCATATCTTACATTAGATGAAAATGCTACTGACCAAGAAAAATCAAACGCATTTTCTCAAAGTGTCGCAAATGGTTTATTGTTAGGAACTATGCATTTAAAAGGTACTGCTAGCGAAAAAATAGATGGTTTAAAAGATTTTATAAAATCTACTATGCCAGAAACATCAATATCTGGTCAAAGAAAAATGATAGTTGAATCTATTAATTCTGTTTTAAAAAATAAAGATATAGAAACAATAGGTAATAATATACGAGAAGGTATAATAGAAGCTAATAAAGTAGCTAAAATAAAAGATATAAGCTTTAAAAATGGAGAACAACTTAAACTTGAATTAATAGATATTAAAAAAACTATCAATAATGAAATTGCAAAAGAAAATATTAAAAAATATAAAAAAGAAGTTGTTCCAAAAGAAGACCCAACTGAAGTTAAAGTAGAACCTAAAGCAGAGCCTAAAGTAAAGTCTAAAGTTAAAAAGAAAAAACAAAAACCTAGATTTGGAAGAGATGAATCTACTAGAAAAATAAAATCAATGCTAGAAGGCTTAGAAGAACCTTCTGCTAGATATCGATATGATAAATCAATATCGCAATTAATAAGAGATAAGCAATCATATAGATATGATTCGTTAGTTCAGCTTACAAAAGATTTAGGAATATATAATCCAAGAAAAAGAGCAAGAGAAGATATTGTAGATTCTCTTGTTGATTACTACAAAAAGCCTGTTTTAGAATCAAAAAAACCTCCTAAAAAAATAGATGGTTTAAAAATATCTTACGACAATACTGGTAAGATGAAATTAGATATATTTAGTACAAAAGAGCTAAGACAGATAGCTGAAAAAATTGGAATAAATACTAAAAAATTAAATAGACAAAAAATGCTAGATGCTATAATGAGAGCAGATAGTCAAGGAAAAGCTAATAAAGACCCTATACCTGCAAAAAAAGAGTCTGAATTAAATGAGATAATGGAAAATGTTGCTTACTATGAAGCAGAAATACTTGGATTATCTAAAAAAGGAAAAGATTTTACTAATTTAGAAGTTCAACAAAAAAAAGCATCTCTTAGAAGAGCAAAAGAAATAGAAAAAGAAATACGTTCTAAATATGACCCTAATAAATCAGAATCTGTTAATGTAGATATTTTCCCAGGAATTAGTTTAGTAAGAGATATATTAAAAGCTAGAAAACAATCTAAAAATGCTAGAAGACCATTAACTGATGGTGAGCTAGAAGCAATAGACTCTTTTATAAAAGGAAAAAATGTTACTCCAGAATCTATTGATTTAGCGTTAAAAGCTTTAGCAGAAAAACCAATGAGTAAAACTATAAAAGACCAAGGTTTAAACAATGTCGTAACTGAAGTTAGAAAAATTTTTAATCCGCTAGCAGATATGCCTAAGGCACAGCAAGAGCAGTATTTAGATTTAAGAAATAAGTTTGCAGGACGAAATTATAAAATATCTCAAAAAATAGAAGAATGGGTATCTAATTTTAAAAATTATAGTGAAGAAGAATTAAGATTAAGCTATAGAGTTTTAAATGGACAAGCTGATATTAAAGAAATAAAAAATCCAGACCTTGTAAAACAAACTAAATTAATAAGAAGATTGTTTGATACTTTTGGTCAAGAGCTTGTAAATAGGGGATTATTAAGTCAAGAAGCTTATGACGGTAAAAAAGGTAATTATCTTACTAGAATTTATTTAAGATATATTTTAGATAAAGGTGCAGGTCTTGGCTCTACAACATCTTTGAGTTTAGCTTATAGAAAACAAAGAAAACAATTAAGTCAAGAAGAAAGAGATATACTTGGTGAAATAAAAACTCCAGAAAGTCCAACTGAAGTTGGTTTATATAGAACTCTTGGAGATATCACTAAATTTGATTTTTTAAATGCAATAGCATCAAATGAAAAATTTGTTTTTCAACCTTCAAGACTAACTGTTGACGGTAAAAAATATAGTATTGGTCAAGCTGTAAAAGAAAAAGAAGCTTTACAAGAAGTTTATTTTAATGCTGATAATGCTCAAAAACCTGTTATAGAAAGACGAATAAAAATTATAGATAAAGAACTTCAAAAAGCAGAAGGTGTAATGAAAGAGCCTATTGAAGGTTTTATGCAAATGCCAATAGATAGCAGATATGGGCCTCTTTCTGGAGCTTATGTAAGAAAATCTATTGCAAATGATTTAATACAGAATATTGGGATTAAAAGTGCCACATTAGGTAAAAGGCTTACTTCATATTGGAAAGCATCAAAAGTTGCAATGAACCCAGCAACTGTAATGAGAAACTTTTTATCAAATCCAGTACAGTTAAATATGTCTGGAATGAGTTATCAAGATATAGCAAGATTAATGATTTCTGCTCCATTAAAAATGAAAAAAGGAGACATTGATTATATAAATGCTGGTAAAAATGGTGTATTTGGTGGTACTTGGGCTAAAGCAGAAATAAATGCTTTATTAGAGCAATCAGCAAAATTTAAAAAAGAATATGAAAAAAGTGGTGACTGGAAAACTGCAATACAAACATTTGGTAAAATAGTTGAAAAACCGATTGCAAAAACTGCTTCAAAAGCTGGTAATTTTTATTCTAAAATTGATGAATATTACAAATTTATTAAATATTTACATGGAAAAGAAAAAGGTCTTTCCGATGCAGAGGCTACAAGAGATGCTCAAAAATGGGTTATGGATTACTCATTAGTAAGTCCTACAGTAAAAGGTTTAAGAGAAAATGCTTTTTTTGCTCCTTTTATTACATATCAAACTAAAATAGCTCCTTTAATTATAGATGCTTTAAATCCAAAAACAGATTCAAATCCTATAGCATTAATAGCCCCATATATAGTAGCACAAGCAATAACAGATTATTCTTTTAATAAATTTGATATAAAAGATGAAAGAGAACAAGAATTACTAAAATTACAAATGGGTAAAAGTATAGTTGAATCAAATGCTCCTATAATTTTACCTTATAAAGATGAACAAGGAAGACCTCAAGCAATTAATCTTGAATACGGATTACCTCATGAAGGTGTTGTAAATATGACTAAAAATTTTGTCGATGGAAATGCGTCTGGTGTTGTTAATGCATTAGGACTAACTCCAACAGCAATGTTATTATCAGCTTTATATACAGGGACTATACCTACTCAAGATGGCGGGCACATAGAAATATGGAATTCAAGCACTCCACAAGGAGAAAGAAATAAAAACTTTTTAAGATATGCATCTGATGTTATACTTCCTGGTTTTCTTAGCTCAAATGGCCCGTTAGTGAATATATTGTCAGATGCAAGTGTAACAAATGTTCAACAGACATTAAGTCAAGAATTATCTAAATTTACTGCTTATACATTAAAACCAGCAGATGAAAAAAATTTAATGAAAGCTAATAGTGCTTTTGAGGCAAAACTGAGGCAAATATCATTAGATGCTAATAAAAAATTTAAAAAAGCAGTAAAAGTTTCTAAAATAACTAATGAAAATTATATAGATACTGAGGAATACTTTGAGATACAAAAACAACAAGGGATAAAAATTTTAAAGTTGCATTCAGAAATTTATGGTAATTTAAAATTTAAAACTTCAGAAGGATTAATGACTATGAAAGAATTAATGGATGTATCTGTTGATAGACTTGAAGAGTTGAGTTATGACAAAAGTAAAATGAATATGAGTTTAGAAAGTCAAATTATGTCTCAAGAAGAGCTAGAAGGAATGACAAAAGCAAAAGAAAGTGCTAGCACGCCATAAAAATTTTATATAAATTAAAACATAATCAAAGATGTGTCCATGTTAGTTTTCTCGAGCGGTAAGACACACTTTACAAAAAAAGGAGAATATATATGGCTATAGACCTTCCAGAATCAGGTGCATTTACAGTAAAAGAAGCTGGTAATGTATCACTCGGTCAATCAGGTTCTGCATTATTAGACGATGGAGAATCAGTTTCTAGCTTAGGTGCTAGCAAAGTTGTTGCTATTACTATGTTAGAAGATTGCACATTCACAACAATGACTCAATCCTCTGCTATAATTACTGGCACAGGTACTAGCACGCATGGAAACTCAGTAACAAGCTCTGACACATTTCCACAAGGTGTTACAATTTTTGGTAGTTGGTCTGCTGTTACGCTAGCAGGCGGTCTTTGTATCTGCTATTTAGGTTAAAATGCTTGGATTAGGCAGTAGTCTAGCAAAAGGTGGTGCATCCCTTTTAACCTTTGTTAAGGACAACCTTAAACTATACCTCGACTTCAAATCAAGCAAGTCAGACACGCTAAAGTTCCCATCAGAAGGTTCGACTTCGTTTGATGGTGTTAATGATTTTATTAGAATAGCAGATGATGCAAGTCACGATGTTGGCGGAGCAATTACTGTCGCTTTTTGGTTTAAAACAGAAGTAGAAGAAAGTAATAATGTATTATTTCAACACGATGAGAGTAGTTTTAAGTACAGTGTAAATATTGAGCAAAGTAGTGATAGACTTTCTTGGAATCTTGCTACAGATGGTGGTGGAGTATTTATTAATGATGGTGCGGGGATGAATTACGAAAATGGTGAGTGGCATTATGCCACTTGTACTTATGACAGAACACTTTCAAGTGCAAGGGCAAAAATATATATAGATGGGGTTTTAAAAGGCTCTGGTAATGGATATGATGCAGATATTACAGCGGGAGATGAAGGTATTACAATAGGCTCAAAAGGAGCGGGTAATTATTTTAATGGTAAAATGGCTAATGTAGGACTTTGGTCACGAGCCTTATCCCTCGAAGAAATTCAATCCGTTATGAACAAATCCTATAGCCAACTAAAGGGTGTAGAAAAAACAAGTTTAGTGATGTGGCAGTCTCTTGATAGTTCAAATACATCAAGTGGTGTAGGATTTACAGATGATTCAACAACAGGCGAAGTGTTGGGAGCTGAATTATCTGGTGACCCTACTTTTGACGATGCAAGTAATTGGAGTATCTCTTTAGGTAATGGTGGTGTAGATGTTAATACTACAGTATCGGGAAAATTAAGTGTAGTAAATGCTAATGGTACAAGATTACAAAAACATAGCATATTAACAGTTGGGAAATTGTACAAGGTAACTTTTGTTATAGATAGTTATAGTAGTGGAAGAGTGCGAGGTATATTTGATACTGATATAACTTTTATACCAACAGGAACGGGAACTTATTCAAGATATTTTGTAGCATCTAACACTTATTTTCTTGTCTCATTTGACCTTGATGGCGGTGCTAATATGACTATGACAGATATATCTATCAAAGAAGTTACCTCAAACACAGGTGTAGTTACAGGAGCAACAACTACCACATCAGTATATGGTGGCAATGCACCAATCTTACCTCGTGCAGTTGATGTAGCTAAAGAAGGACAAGCAGATGCGATTGGGGATGGTAGTGCTTTATTTAATGGTAATTCTGATTTTGTGCAAGTTAACAATATTACTTTACCTAATCTTGAACCTTATACTATTACTGCATGGATTAATAG